ATTATCAGAGACCCACGCATCGCCAGAGACCCGCGCATCGCCAGAGACCCGCGCATCGCCAGAGACCCGCGCATCGCCAGAGACCTCCGCATCGCCAGAGACCCACGCATTATCTTCTTGCGATAGGTTGCCCTCTTTCTCTACCCAACCACCCTTTTCTCCATTTCTTACATCCCCAAAATCCATTAACGCTTCAATGCGATAGAGCTTCACGCCATACTTTTCCTTGGTTTCCGAAGTGAGTTTGTACTTTTTGGTCATTCTACTCCTTAATAATTATTTGATATTTTTCTTTAAGATTGGTTAAGAATTCTTGGCGGCAGGAATTGTGCCCACGGTTTTTGTTGAATTCGCTTTTACTTTCTTTAATATGTGGTTTTCTATGATCAATCAATGGTGGTAAACACTCCTCCAGCATCTCTTTGAAGGCGGAGTGGATGAAGGATTTGATATCTTTTAATTCTACTGGATTTCCTTGGTCATCATAAATATGTGCCCCTTGTAGACAATCTTTTTTAAACAAGGTGCAATATAATTAAAAGTTCCGTCAAAATCCTCATCCAACTTGCTAAAATTCATTTTTGCTCCTTAAAGCACTCTGGCTTATCTATAAATTGACAAATCGGTGCGTCATCTCCACCCCACCATTCTTTGGCGTTTTTTTCTACTTCTGGCGTTAATGCTCTATCGCAATTTTCACCATTGGCACATTCCTTATAAAATCCGCAAAATGTTTTATCTTTGTATTCCATTATTCCTCAATCACATCTTCATATTTAGTCATTTTTGACCTCTATTTTGTATAGTTTACTTCAAACATGCCTGCTCCTATCATCAAAAATACTTAACTCTTTTTTTAACTCACCTAAACTATAGAAATACTTCTCTCCCATTTTGATGATCGGCACCGCCAAATGACCAGTTTTTTGGTTCAATTCCAACTGCTCCTGCGTGCTTAATTTGCTGATATCTACCATTTCAAACTCTTGATTGTTATTTATAAGCCAAGTTTTAACTACCTGACAAGCGTGGCACCCGGACGTTGAGTAAACTATAATCATTTATTTGTATCCTATCTATTAATCTTCTTCCACTTTAATATGTTCACAAACCTGTTCCAAGTCTTTGGTTGTTTCCGCCCCGTCTATGACCACAGGTGCTCCGTAAATAAACTTGAACACATCTGGTCGAACTTTGGCACACTGACCGCAGCATTTACAATCTATGAATTTAATTTTCATTCGCTTGCCTTCGTTTGTTTGGAGCCGGTGGAGAGGAATCGAACCTCTACCTTCTGTTTACAAAACAGATATTCTACCGTTAAACTACCCCGGCTTTCATCACAAACTAAATTCTATTTTTACTGAACCTTTCAAATAAATTATTTTCCACTAAATAGTGGTACATTTCGCTGGCAACAGTCTGAACCCAGTCGATTGTTTCTTCAAGTAAATCTGGAGTAATCCAAAATGCGTGGTAACTAGCCTTTTTGGTGTATTGGTTATAGTGGTAAATTTCCCCACGTTTGAAATCTAAATCGTTAAGTTTACCTAAAATGGCGTAGCAACCAATTTGAATCCGTGACATCCGATTATCTGGATCGTTGGCACCAGTTTTCCAATCAATGACTAAGTCACCATCATAAAGGTCAATTTTACCTCTTAACTCCAACCAGTCTGCCAGTTTAGCTGATAAAAACTGCTCTGTGACTGGGTTGAGAAGTTTTCCGCAATCCTTTTCGTTTCCATCTTTATCAATCCTAAATATAAGTGGAATTTGCTTGTTGGTTGTTGCTTCCTTTTCAAACTTTTCATGCCATTCCCTACCCTGTAACAACGCCGGGGTGTCTTTTCGTTCGAGTTTGAAGTATGACTTAATAGCATCGTCATAATTTCCCTGTGACCATTGCGAAAGTACCGAATAACTTGCTTGGAATAACCACATTACTCCTCCTTTTCGCTTAATCGTCTGAACGAAATAGTCTTTGCCCTATCAGATAGAGTGATTCCCATTGGTAATTGCCCTTTTTCCTCTTCGTATTTTTCCACTTTATCTGAGTCAATGGCATATTTTACCTTGGATGTGACCATGCTTTTATCTAACATTGACTCGTCGTAAATCTTATACTTATCACCAAAAAATCTGTAACTGACTTTTACTCTCGATCCTGCGATTGACTTGAAGTTTGGATTGATCTGCAACCCAGCATTCTCCAAGTTTGATTTGGCTGATTTTACAGCCTCCTCCACCATGTCCTGAATATCCAATAGCTTTAATAGATGCTGTTCACCGCTTTCAGAAAAGTAAATATCCTGTGCCTTTTCAACCAGATTGGCTATTTCATCTGTATCAATAGTTAATATCATTTGTCTCCTCCTATTTTTTTCAATACACTTTTATTAAGCTCCAACTTTTCTTTTGGTTGCATATCCAACGGACTTGGCATGATTGTATTTTCCACATCCACTCCCTTAGGTGTGAAATCTTCCTCAATTTCTACAATCCCCCTGACAGATCCTAGTACTTCTGGCAAGTAAGTTTTTGCGATCATGTTTAGCACACCGTATCGTAGCTTTAATTTCCTGTTCATTCCCTCTTTCCAACCAAACTTCAATGATCCTCGGTAATCCTTAGTATAACCTGATTTTTCCGCATCCTCAAACTTAAAGGTTTCTTGAATTTCTTCTCCATCTTTACTGACTACTGCGGTGCATTCTTCGGATGATTCATCCTGAAATCTAATACTCCAACCAAACTTTCTGAATCTTGAAACCAACCCTGCACCATACAAGCTAATCTTGCCGTTAACAAAGTATAATGAATTGACTGCCTCGATGGGTCCCATATCCATTTCTTTACCAGCTAATATAGCCATAAATACCTGCTCTTTGCTTTGAAAACCCTGTGGGATAGCCTTGCCATCCATCAATGTTTTAGCAATAAACAATTGTTGACTATACTCTACTGGGTCCATGACAGATGTTTTAGCACTCATCGCAATACTTGTGATCGATCGTTTATCCTCTTGTGCTGGCTTTTGTAGTTCCTCCAATTTCTCTTCCATAGAGGTTGTGTATTCTTGAATCTCGTCTTGTCGTTCTTGTTCAACTTCATTCATTTTGTCTCCTTATAATTATTGATTAAAGGATTAAGCTGGGTATGCCACGGGGGAATACCCAGCCCCCGAACTAATCCCACCACATCCTGACAACAACTGCATTGCTATCAGCCCATGTGAACTCGTCTGTCATAAGTTCCTTGAAACTATCGGCAAACCTTAACATTTGAAGTAAAGTATAAGTTTTCTGACGGTCTCCCACAGTAAAAACCAATGTTGCCTCGTCGTTCACCCAATAGTCCATGTCGATCAAGTCCACGGCTTGCCATTTATTACCGAATGTTTTGGTTAAAATAGCACTTGCCATGTCTGATCCAGGGCAATTGTTAAAATTACTTAACTTCACTTCACTTGGTTTGTAATTAACTTCCACTTGTATCACCTCCCATCAAAAGTTATCCACAGCCTTATATCGATCTTATAACCATTCTACACCCTACGCTATCGCTTGTCAAGTCCTCAAAAGGTGTAGATATCATTCATATAGTCCATAACCTCTTTAATATAAGAGTATCGGACAGACCCGTTCCAAGCATACAGCTGATCATGCAATGACTTACCTTTATAGCACCCCATATTGCTCATTTTATGCATAATGGTGCGAATGCCATCCTCGTAAGACGAAAAACCTACCCTGCATGATGCCCAACCCCAAGCGTTGTGGCGAGCTAAACAAGTCCTGCCGTTTGTGGCACCGCTGGTCTCGGCTAAGGAAATAGCGGCTAAAAGCCGCCAATCAAACCCATGCTCATCTGCTTCCTCCACAAAAACATGACCTAAACCTATAAGAGGTGACTTTCCTTTTGTTTTATTACTTAACCATTCGTCAATGACTTTGGCTCGGTCAATTTCATGCTTTGTCTCAACTTTAACCTCTTCCTTTTTTTCTAAAGGGCAAAAGTTAACCTCCTGCACGGTTTGCACTTGGGGTTTTAATTCTTTCTTTTTCATGATCTCGTCTTCCATGACCATGTATTGTGACCAACAGTACATGGTAAGAGGAATCATGATCGCCCAGAAAATTTTCTGAAGCGTTTGCTCTTTGGTGTCTGGTTTGCGGTTAACCTCGACATATTGTCGAAATCGGCGCTTACCATACTGATGATTGACTTTAATGATAGACATTTCCCATCCTTTCTTTATTTAACATTATACCATTATAACAGAAATGCTATCGTTTGTCAAGCGATTAACCCCTAAAACAAACTACCTTGGTTATTTTTCTCATTGGCATACTCAGGTCGTTTTTTGTAAAAGTACTCTGCAATATCGCTGATTGATCGGTAGAACCTTTTTGTGCTATGTGTTTTCCATGCCGGGTGGTCATCTGGTAAAACTTGATTGCCCATTGTCGCCGCCGGACACAACACTTCAGCTTCTCCATAATAAAAATCATACCCTAGTTCAGATGGCACCCATCCGTCCTGAGTATGAATAATAAGTCCGTAATACTGCAACTTTGGCAAATTGCATTTTTGATTGTGATCTAAACCCAAATCTGTGTTGATATTTACTGGACGGTGCGATTCGTCATAGTGCTCGACCAGTTTAATAAAAGCCTTGATCATGGGCTCATTAATGTTGTGTGTATACGCCGCTACAACTTGACCGCAATGCGGGCATTCTTCTCGATACTTCACTTGGTCTCCTTTCTTAATCCAACAATTCTCTTTCTGTCGGATTAACTAAATATGGAATTGTCGGGAAATTAGCCTCGGTCAGTTTCCATTTAACCCTCCAAACCTCGGTCCTAAACCCCTTAGTCTCCACAAACTTTTTTTTCCCATTATTTAACACCACCATGAAATCCACTAAATGAGTTGTGATGTGCTTGCCGTTGCATTTAAGATCCAAACGATATTGAGGCGTAATGCTCCTGATTTTACCTGCCTCCATCAAGAGGTTCAGTTTCATTGCGTCTGTGGCTTCACGCTTACTATCATATAATCGATTTTTGTAAATCGTGCGTTTATTGCTGTATTTCTTACGCTTTTTGATAAAATATGTCTTAAACACAGAACTTTCCTTTTATGTGTGTTATTTAGCAAGCGGTGTCTTGCAATCAGACTGGTAACCATATGTCTCACAAACATGTCGGTTGTATTCCTTAATGTTTGGAGTTTTCTGGCTAAAATAAAAGACAACCAAGACAAGCGCCATAATGACGATCATCCAAATGATTGTCTCAAATCTGAATTTTTGCATAAACCCTCCTTAAATTTAATCGCCAGATTGCCCTCTGGCTGGGTGCATCTCCAAGATTACCGATTGAATCCTGGTAATATCCCAGGTGGTAAACTTTGGTCAGACATTTGGTCAGTTAGATACCAGTTGCAGTTATCCACAAGCAACCAGAATCAGTTAACCAGTATATCCATTATAAAATAACTGCTATCGTTTGTCAAGTTCACACTGGATTTTTGAGTACTTTTTAAGCAAAAAAACGAAATAACCGATTGGATTTTTAATCTTCCCTGAGGTAATAACCTCCTTTAATTCCACCAAAGCCCGATTGACAGCGTATTCTTGAGTTTTAACGCTTCTTAACCACCTTGCAGTCGTAGATCTGGTGATTTTAGCAATTTCCTCGGCAATTAACCAATACTTGTTGGTTTTAGTTTTAGATTTCTTGATTAGTCTGTTTTGAATTAGTCCTTTAATGTTATCCATCTTATCCCCATTCTAGTCCCCTTAGATTGCAAAACCTCTGGATCCTTAATACTTAGGCTATATAGTATGTGTTTTTTTAACCAGCGTTTTTTGATACACCAAAGAATAGCTCCTTTGTTAACCAGAGACTTGTAAGTTAACTTGTGTTAACCAGTCCACCAATTGTTAAGGTAAATTCAACCTAGGTTGCCTTGCAAACACCTCTCCCAGGGTCTCGCCTGGGCGTTCCTTATCTTCCCCCGGTGGCATCCAGTGGGGAGCCGGGGATTTCAACTTCTCTTAGTCCCACCAGCTGGTGCAGACAAGACGGAGGGGATGCCGCTTTTCTGCACCAAGCCGAAGGAAATCGGTACAAATGTATTTCTATCGTGCTACCAATACGATAATATGTCAAGCTTTAACCAACAAAATGCTCACTTATCCACAGAATATCCACAGAAACCCCTGTGTGCCTTTGTGTCGCATTTTTCAACAAAAACAAAAGAAGTGCCAGGCAAGGAGGGGAAAACCTAACACTTCTGTTTGCTCATGACCTCAAAAGCTTTAGAACTTTTGGGACCAAGTGAAGTTGATATCTTTATTATATCACCACGCTTTTGCTTGTCAAGCTCTATTCCATAGATTAGCAATGTATTTGATCACAACTTCATAAAAAGCGATAGCTGCACCAACTAAAACACCGATCTCACCAATCATTTTGTCTACGCCAGCCATGTTGAAATTTCCAGTTGAAGCATTAGACCAAATCACCACGATAATGGCGATTATTGTGACAACTAACTTTGGTCTATCAGTCGGTACAGGTGTTCTTTTAAGTATTTGCACTAAAACAGCAATAGCCGCTCCAATACTACCTAGTAATAAAAGCATACTTTCCGTCATTGCGTCTCCTTTCTAGTCTCCCTTTTCCTTTGCCACCATGGTGGAGACGAACCACAGTGGCGAGGGAAAGGGGAGCAGGAAATTACCCTGCTCCGCTCTTGTCAGAGTGTTAGTCTGACACAGATAAGGATCACCTCCCGTCGACTTTCGGTTTTTCCACAGAGATGACCTTGTTGGTCTCCCTGTCCCAACATATAGCATAATCGTCTTTAGTCCAGATCTCGTATTTGTTGCAGCGATATCCTGTGTAATGCCAACCCATCTCGATCAGCGAGTGTGCAGGAATCGATTTCCCGACCAGTTTCATTTATTCACCCCCTTTCCTGTGCGAGGATTGCGAATCATTTTGCGTTTAATAATGAAAACTTGGGTCTTAGTCATTATTGACATCCTCCCCTTTGGTGATTGTCGTTAATGAAACAGTCTCGATGCGGAAAACTGCGTTACAGTGCATACAACCAATGATAGGTTTGCTGTCTCTGTCGAGGCAGAGGAGATAGATTTCCCCTCCGCAATTGGGGCAATTGATGTCAAAACTGAATGTCATCTCAATACCCTCCGCAATGAATCGATTTGATTTCCCATCCATTATGGTGATGACGGACATAAATCCATACATGCCCGTTGGAGTAACATTCAAGATAAGGATATCTTTGCGTCCAGCTAAATCCTTTTTCCTTGAGTTGCTCCAGAGTGACGACCTGACCTACCGAAAAGTCGCATTTCAAGGTGCCGTCCTCCTTTAATATAATTACCGACGGAATCTACTTGTAAATTTTTTCCAAGATTCTAATACCTTGTCCCAGTCAATCAAGTATGTAATTTGAGTCGTTTGCTTAACCCATGGCTCGCATGGTTTACATTCGTTTTTTTTAATAAAACCTTTTTCCCTGGCTTTTAATTCAAATACTTCAGCTGTCGGCTCTGGACATACACATTCTGATTTTCCTAATTCATAAGCATCTTTGCTGACCATATCACATTTCTTGTCGCAATCTGCTTTCTTCATCCATTTCAAGTCTTTGGCTTTCATATAATCATTGTGCTGCTCTGCTGCGGCGTGGACAGATCCATCTTTAATTTGAGATAACCTAAAATCCACGTCTGACTGCAAACCTTTTTCGTCAACGCTACCAAGTAAATTTTGCCTTTGTGCTCTGAAATCATTTTCTATCAAAGCACGCATGTGTTCGTCGCTGAATCCCATATCGACTCCTTTCGGTCTAAATAACCGAAAACTAACTATTTTATACTTATTCTCTGATTCTACTCCTGTTAATGAATCTACAATCCTGCCATTACCCAACCAAATAAAGAAATGCTGTGGTACACCAGAAGCGGCATAATGATTCGTCTCGGCTATGCAAGTATCGTTTTGATATTCTGTGGTTTTACCTTCATAATTCAAACCAAGAATTTCTGCTATCTTGTAAGGATCCCCTATGTTGCAACCGTCTACATATCCTCCACCATCCATAATCATTTTATTTGCTACATCAGGAGTTATATCAGCTAACATTCCAAGACTTGTAACAAAACAGCCCGAGCTTCCAATTGTATCCTTTGAGCATGTTCCTAGTTTTATGTCCTTCCATGCAGGATTTTTTTGAGATAAATAAAGCATGTCTCTCCTTTAATTTTTACCACTTAACCGATATCGCCTTAACTATTACTTGGAATACAAAACCACCAATGATACTCCCGACTGAAGCAAAAGCCACTATTTTCCATTTGATATTTTCTAGGTCAGAAATGCGTGACTCGTGATTTGATAATTTTTTTCCAGCCTCATCCAATTGATACTTAATTAATGAGTCCAAAAGTGTCTCAATTTTAATAAGACGACTGATCTGGTCTGATTGTTTATCAGCCAACTCTCCCAATTGTCGTGCCGTCTCTGTCTGACCTTTTATTAAAGTCTCGATGACTTGTTCTTTGGTGCATGGTGTCGCCATAATGTCCCCTATACTACTTTCAATAATTTTGCAATTAAAGCCTTCGCTGTCATTTTGGTTTCATCGTCAAAATTGGGACCAGTGGCAGCTTGAGCAGCCCCAGCTGTTTCGCTGGCTAACTTTGGTGCCACATTAACCGATGATTGATTAGCCTGAGGTACAGGCGTTGTTGGTGTGTTTGCTCCCCCAGTTGGTGTCGCTGCCTGAGGTATAGTTAATTGATCCATAGCAGGCACGCCAGCACCACCAGCAGGTACTTCGCCGCTGGCTCGTCTAGCCATAGCCTCTCGGATTAGTGATAAATCAATATTGGGCGGAATAGGCATGTAAATCCTTTCTATGAAAATTAATATGTTCTTCTCTTGTCATAATAACTAAATTTTCTAATCTATTATCTTGTCGATTTCTATTTATATGATGGATTACTTCATTATTCGTTAGTTTTCTACCAATTTTTAATTCAATCAGATGTCTGTGCACAAATTTATCATCACTTCTTCTTAAATATCCGTCGGTTGATATAGATACTCCTCCATTCCACATAGGATGGTTTTTACCTTGTAACCATTCTTTTTTATCATTATGGAAGCATTTTTTTGAACAAAACTTCCTATTATTTGATGGGGAGGAATTGAAAACTTTACCACAGGTTTTGCATGTGACCATATGATTTTTGTTATTATGTGCTCTCTGTCCCTTAACCCACGGCATGTTTACTCCTAATACTTTACTTTTTATTTATATTGATTTATACTTTGGCTACTATGATTATACTTAAGTTTATATTATTTATTATCGTTATTTTTTCTCTACCATTTGTTTTACGACATTTTGACTTGGATTAATAATTTTCAAAATTTACACCAGATACAGACGAAGGTAATTCAGGTCCTGAAATATTTGTTCTGTAATCTTTCATTGATCCGATGAATGATCTCAATTTTTGAGCTATGATAGCAGGTTCATTAGAATAACTGAATACTGCATCAAGATAGCTCTCCAACTCTTTATCGCTCATATTCGCGCCTAACAAAGCATTACGTGCAGCTGTTCTCGCTGTTGCTATTTGTGACTTAAGAGCGGTCGTATTCACGTCTTGTGTACCAAAGAATTCACTAAATTTACTCGTTATTGCTGGTATTTTTCCGGTTGTTGCTTTCCCTGATTCTAAAATTTTAAGAGCCTTGGATGCTTCTTGTTCCGCTAAAGCGAACTTTTTATCTCCTTCAGATAATTTTTTATTTGATCCTGAAGGTGATAATAAATCAAACACAGTCTTTAATTTAGTTATGTTTTTCCCATTAGTTTCTTGTATATCCATTAAGTAAAGCATTGCCATTTCTTCGTTCGTTATCAGAGGTTGATTATTATCATCTCCATCTTGGCTAAAAACAACATCCGAAGTATTGGATGGAATGGAATATGTCGTAGATCCAAATTGTTCAAAAATTGAACCGAGTGCTTGAGATGTCACTTGCCCCAAAGAACCCATAATATCAATTATTTTTTTAGTTGGTTCTTTCAAAGATTGTGATTCAAACTTTTTACCCAATCCACCAAGAGCTTTAGCTACACCAGCGATAATACGCGGGTTTTCTCCAGCGCTACCAATAACATATCCGGCTACAGCACCTGGTACTCCTCCCAAAGACCCTCCAATCGCCCCTCCTGCGATATTGGGTAAAGTAAAAGGTCCACGATTACCTCTTTTAGCTAAACCTGCCTCAATAATATCTCTAGCAGCATAAAATTTATTTAGTTTTTTACCTAATTCTCCCAAAGAAGACCCATCTGCAGCTTTAGCCCCAGCTTTGTCAGCGGAATTATTAATAAAATCCATTAAAGATCTTCTCATTGTATTTGAAACATCAGTAAAATCATCTGCTGCAAAGTTTCTGACTAACTCATCGTATTGTTTTCTGATTTTAACGACATCAGACAATGCGATATTACCCCTGCCAATTGATTGCTGAATATTTTCTGCTTCTTGAATAAATTGTTTTGCCATGCCCTTGAACTTCTGAGGAGCCTTAGACTCTAATTCAGTTGCTTTTTTGAGCAAGTGGTCTATTACGTCATCACCATTAAATTTTATTGAAGGATTATTCGCTATATCGTCATAACTCTTTTGTAGAGCCGATATTGTTTCATCTGAAATGTTCTTCCCTTCTTGAATAAAGAATTTAGCAAAATCATCAGACGAACTGAACGCTGGTGTTTTAGAAATCATAGTGGCTGTTGGCTTAAATGCTTTTTTTACAACATCCATAGAAGATTTTGATAATTTACTGCCAACTTTTCCGACTACTTTACCACCTATACGAGCTATGCCTGCTCCGGCTAATTCTCCGACTCCAGATAACGCTGCTTCGCGTACAATTTTCCCGGCGCTTTGTTTCTCCCCTTTAAGTTTACTTTCTAGAGCCTGTCCCGCTCCACCTAAAAGAGTAGCCCCAGCTACAGCACCTGGTACAGCTCCAACACCTCCGCCCAAAACACCACCAACAATTCCGCCACCGATACCACCAACTATACCACCAACTTCAGATACCCAATCTCTCCATCCACCTTTGACTTCATGTATTGGCTTTGGATTTTTTTCGATCCAATCTGACATACCAGAATCTATGTCACTTTTAGACCATCCTGCCGCCTCTGCCGCAAATACTCTTTTCTTATATTGTTCTTCCCATTCTTCTGGTGTCATTTTTTTATCTCCTTAATAATGATGGTAGATCTTTATTCCACCAATTATTTAGAAAACTTGTATCTAAAGATGATGTATTTGATGGTTTTGGTGTCCACAATGGTGTCGATGATGAACTAGATGATTGTGGCGGAGTTGTTTCTCTCACTAAAGAATCCATATCTTCTGCTGTTTTAGAACCACCAGAAGTATTAGGTCCACCACTTCCTACACTTGTCCTATTTTTTAATAATTCTACTAATTGATTAACCGCAGTGCTGTTATTAGCGATACCAGTTGAAATGTTTGCTTTTGTCCTCGCCCATTGTCGTTCTTCCGCTGCCAATGTTTGAGCTAACTCCCAGTCCCTATCGCTTAGATCCCTATCTCTTTGAATCTGATCAAGTAAAGCTGACAGTTGATTTTGGCTGGAAGCAGTAAAACCAGTGATCTCTCTTGAAAACCTATCTCCTAATGACTCAATACGCATAATAAGAGGTTGTAATTCTTTTTGTTGATCTTCCTGTAATAAACCTAAAGCAGTAGCAATCTTGCTTTGAGTAGTGCTAAGCATTTCTGATACAGGCTCAAGACCAGTCCCCAATCTTCCAAGCTGTGTTCTTAGTTCTCCGCCCTCTGCAGCAATTTGCCTATTTTTTTGAGCTTCGTTTACTAAGTAATCTTTAGTCCTTGTTGATACATCTTCATCAAGTCTATCTAGTAAATTTTTGACAGTAAATATTTGCTCTTTGAAAACCCCGGCTTGTTTCTCAAGTTCTGGCACTCCGTACTCCCCTTGCATACGACCATAAGCATCAGTTAGTTTTTCTTGGCTTCCTATTTTAGCTTCATATTTCTTAAACAGTTTCTCTTGTTCTTTTTTTTGTTGAGCCAAAAGTTTTTGAAATTGAGCTGCTTGTTGTGACGCAAAATCAGTCAAGCTTGTCGTTTTAGCAGCAGAAGTACTACCACCAAATCTTCTAGCATATTCCGCTGACTTAGCCAAATCAGCACGAACCTGGTCGGCTGACATATTATTCGATGTGTATGTTTTTAGCCCACTGGGGTCAACGTCCCTCTTCAATACATCCTTATAGGCTGCTGCGACTTCTGATGATGTTGCCATAATTCTCCTATTAAAAAAGCAGTTTTTCGACTGCTCTAGGCGTTCTTAATTTAATTATATCACAATTTTGACTACTTGATATAAATGTCTCGGCTTCCAAGTGTATCTATTTCATAATGCAAACCAAAACTTAATACAACAGCATCGTTGGGGTATGTATCTTCTGCGTCTGTTGGTGTCCGATAAAGTTTGAAAGTAAATTGCGTCCCGATATGATAAACAGGAATACCGAGAAAACTAATTAACTGATGATTCCATGCTTCCCCACTTGCCTCCTGAACTACAGATATAGTTGTGGGTGCTGGAAAAGCAAAATTCGGTGACTGCATAGAATAATCTAAAAACCATTTGACATTTCCTGCATTTGCCGTAGTTGGCATCCAATGAAGGTGAAAAAATACGTCTGAACCAAGTTTGAAATCGTGTAATATTTCCAATGATCCAAATAATGACTCTGATGTAGCGTTTCCATCAAATGCCAATCCCTCCAAATTTCCGCTGGCAAGTATTGTAACTTGGTCTGGTGCGGCAGCTCCCTTACCTAAACCAAAAGCTGTTGTGTTAATATCATTCCAAACCGTCGCTGTTCCATTCATTTTTAGTGTGCCATCTGCCTCAAACTCAGTGTTATTTTGAGATCCGCCTATTTTTCGTTCTTCAATATCTAATAAAGAAGAACCTGCTTTGTTTATATCATCCCAACCGTGGGCGTTAGTAATAGGTCCCCTTGATCCATGTTGCTCGTCTTTTAATGCTTCCTCACTACTACTTAATAACCTGCTTGGAATACGAGTAGGGAAAATATCCCTTTGTTGGAGCCTTTTACTTTGATCGGGATAAACATTCGGTATCTCTGGAAATTTTGAATCCGTATTGTCTTTTTTTGTCATTAGTAGTCCTTTTCTTGACTCATATCGTCAAACAGAAGACCTATGTATGTAATTGTCGGTGAAGTTGATCCAGTAGTGGATAGTACACATTTCCATTGAAACTCTATAAACCTTGCATCTGAAGCAGGTATGCTAATTGACGTTTCCGTAGACCCGACCGTAGAGTTAGCCGTTCCCATCGTATAGCTACTGGCTCTATTTGTTTTGTATCCAAGTTGGATACTTTCTCCGTCCAACAAAGGTAAATGCACTGCCTTGACCTTAATAGCCAGTTTTTCCGAATAAAGCTGATCAAAGTCGAAAATTAAGCTTTCATATGAAGCGTTGGCATAAGGTTCACCATTATATGAAACCTTATCTACACCATAAGAAGCGCCGTCTTTCCATCCGATATAAAGGTCGTTTCCTATGCCTTTGACAGCCCCCACAGCCACGGTGGTGCCATTTTTACTGCCTGTTGAGATAGTGAAGCAGTAATTGAGCGATTCTGCGAATTTATCGCTTTTAGAACCCCATGAGTACACTCCGTGATAAAGGTCTGCGGTGTCTGTAATTCCAGCAAAACCTATAAATGTTTTACCTCTCCATTTGGTTATAGCCCCAGGGTATGCTCTGGCATAGGTACCAATATCCACAAAAGGAATGGTACTAGCCGATGTAAAAGGATTGGCATTTAAGTAAATGTCTCCAGTCATACCTATGACAGAAATCAACCTATTTTTTGTGTTCCCAACCACGTTGACGGGACCGTCCGTTTGATAGAAATAATTATAAGTGCTGGCAGTTCCATCCCAAAAGAAAATATAACCATCGTCATTTTTAACAAAGTCATTTCCCCTAACGCATCCAATGGCTAAGAACTCGTCAACTACATCTAAAGAAATAACCTTAAAACCAGATGGAAACGATAACTTTTCGCTTTTCCAAACAGAACCATCCCACCATCCGAGCTTATTGTTGTGACCAACAGCGAATCCTTCCTTAAATGCCTTCATTGGTGCGAACTTAAAATCAGTCACGTCAGAAATTTCGTTCCAGTCGTCATCAAACGACGGTGATCCACTCAAAGGTCCGTAATAACCTATCGATTTTCTGCGAGCATAAAATAGACCATTATTATGAATTACCATGCCTTGACCATCTGACTCCGTGACAGATCTTAAACTAGACCAAGATCCAAGATTATCTTCTTTGTAAATAACTCCGTTTTCATCATAAAAATATTTGCTGTCAACCCAGGGCTTACCGTCCTCTATCCATTTAACTAAACCTGTGACAGTAGATCCTGACACCTTGGTTGTTTTAGGCATTATTTTAACTTTGCTCGGCTCGTCATAAATATTTAATCTTTCGCCAAAATAAAAAGCCCCGGCAATCCCAACTTTTTCGGATTCGGAAATTCCTCCGTGAAAGTTTTTGATATTTAAAATTCTTTTAGACATACCACTCCTAGCTGGTTATTTGTCTTGGAAAATGATAAGGGTATGTCGGAGCCCTGCTGATCCAGCTATCTCTTATGATGCTGTTTCTGCTTTTAGTGCCGTGTGTCCTTTTTCCATCAACTAACCCAGCTTTGAAAATAGCTAAGTGTTCTGACATCTTCTCGCTATTTTGTTTACCGCTGTAATATCTTGACAGTGCATAATGGCAAGGTAAATCTTGCATTTCTTCTGGTAAGTTGAAAGCCTCCGCAATAACGTATGATTTTGCAGATGTCGTTTCTCCCTCATATACGTTTTCTAATGTAATAGATGTATTGCTTATTCTACTCACTATCCGATACCAGTATCCGTCTCCATATTCGTCATTGACACTGAAATATCTACCCACCATAGGGCTAATCCAGGTTGTGCCAGTTCCAGTAACAGTGGCGCTTCCACCAGTTAAAGCAACAGTGCCAGTAATATACTTGTCTCTTGATAAATCCCTATCAGTTGACTCGTATACCATAGTGATAGTGTATCCTGCGGTGCTCGGTACTGGATACAAAGCTATTTCCGCTCCGCCATACCCAAATCTTGGTCTTACAAAAAACTTCTCAGGAATGCTAGCGGTTTGAACGGTCATATTTAATAAGTCCCAGTTCTCTTGGCTCTCCTCTTCGATTAAAGGATAAACCGTCGAACCAACAGTCACAGTAATAGATTTGATAAATAAAAAATCTGGCGGTACTTGATATGCGGCTTGGCTCGCTACAGTCAAAGCCGTTTTGGTGTTTTCTGTGACTGGTCTCCCGAGTTGAGCCAAAATCTTTTTATACCCCAAATTCATATACCTTTTGAAAGTAACTAATGATGTCGCTGAAGAGTCCTGCGATTCGTCTTGACATATTGTTATAGCATCGTCCCAAATTAACATTGATCACCTCTTAATATTCAAATCGAATTATTGTTGGCTCGTAAGCCCCATAAATTCCAGATACGGTCATAGAAGAAGCCGTGACAGTCCATCTCCAGTTTAGATACAGAATATCATCCGCAGCCAACGCCATTCTCTTAAGTGTTGTAAGAGTTGCTCCGCTACGAGTCGTTGAAACGTTAAACGCATATCCTCCATATCCTGAAGTCCAATCATTATCTGATTCTGAATCGTTGGCTGTTGATAAAGTCACCTGACCAGCACAACCGGCTCCACCATTACTTAAAGATAATCTAGCTCTGTAATACCCAATTGGTGTTCCAAGAGGCAATGAAATTGATGCGTGGTTATACCATACATCTTGCGTCCCTGGCGATTGGGTTGAATTTGTTTCCACCACTACCTCAACGGTCCATTTTAATTTATCTGTTGGAAAACCATAGGGGGTTTCTTTATGAGAGTAAAATGGATCGGTAATTGAAGCATTGGCTATGGAGTAGTCAGTACCCAAGAATATTGTAACAGTTGTGTTTGGTGATCCATATGCAACTTTTGTTATTTTTGCGTATTTGACAGTTGTCTGGGTAAATTTTACCAACATCCCAGCTGAATATTTGCCTGTTTTGTCACCTGAAATAGTGAAAGTACCAGCGTATGTCGTATTTTGACCAGATGAACCACCATAAGTAGTCGTTGAAGCGTATGTCCATGTTTCATTAGCCTTGATCCATCCATCATCATCCAATATCCAAACACGTCCAGTCCCCTTTCCTGAAAGCTGTAAATCAATGTTTGTATCATCTCCAGTGGCACTCAACTGAACGGCGTTGCCAGTTGCAGAGTTAGTAACAGTTAACTCGTTTACAGCCGACGCTGTCGCTGGAGTTTTGATAACCTCGTTCCCACTAGAATCATTGATTGAGGTGGTAATCTTTGGTGTTGTCAGCACCGGCGATGTCAGAGTTTTATTTGTCAAAGTCTCCGTGCCAGTTTTAGACACAGCCTTGTCAGTCCCCGTCACTCCTGATAATTTGTAGTCGTGGCTCGTGGTGACTGCTGAACTATCAATACCAACCTTTGCTGCAATTGCTGCCAGTTCTGCATCGGTTGAAGTATGTAAACCAGAATGAGACGGACTATTTAATTTGTCTGTCGAACCTGCCGTAGTGGCACTAGGTAAACTTGTAGGAAAATTTGCCATGTAAACCTCTTAATTATATTATATCACTTTATGTCCAGTCAGTTCTATTAACTTTAATCTTTGTTTCCCCTGCAAGTGTCACACCATCGAAAGGGGTATCTGAGTCATCATACTCTAATGTTGCACTATCAAAAGACGGTAATGACGCAAATTTATCGTCATAATCCTGATTTTCTGTCCAATTTGTATTATTGGGATTTGCCATATAATTCCTAAATAATACTAACAATGGGTATAAAAGTAGTTGCTGCAGCCGTATAATCTATTACCAGCTTAGGGTCATTAGTCGTACCTGTTTGGTCTGCAAAATAAATATCTGTTCTCTCTGCTGTTCCTTGCTCAGGACCTAATCCTGGCGAAACATTATCTATATCATAGTTTTTATTTCTAATACCTAGTGCTGTAATCCCCGTTGTAGCAATAGCAGCGATACCAGTAGCATTCAAAGTATAGTCATTGTATCCAGTGGTAGAGAAATCAGCATAAGTTTTAACTGATGAATAAAGTGTTGTTCCTAATTGGTCAAAATCACCATTAGCAATGGAATTATTTGCCGCAGGGGTAGCACCAACTACACAGGTGTCATAAGCATAACCAGCAGCGTCTGCTTTAGAAGTTCCATAAATAGAAAAGGTCGCAGAGTTTATAGTAGCACCGCTTAGCGGATTTGTTCCGCCCACCGAAGTATCAAAAGTAAATATAGACCTAATAATCCTAAAAACGTCACCTAAATCATTTTGAAAAATTTGCATTACAAAAGTATTAGAATCATTCGGATAAGCTGTTCCTGATGAAGCACCTCTTGCCGCCGCCCAACTCGCTTCTGCGGCAGTTTGAATAGGAGCATCACAAGTTGTTGCTCCTGTGCTTGCATCTGGATAAATAGTTAAAGTAGCCATTATTTATCTCCGATCGTTTGCTCAACTATCTGCTTAAGTGCTTCGTCTAAATCTTCCTTAAAATTATCCACTTCCAATTCGTATTTTTCGCCATCTATTTCATTTGTAATTGTTGACTTAGTTCCATCAGGTACTAAAATAGGCGGATTGATGAATTGCATGATGCCGTCTCCACTCCATGGCTTATCATCCACTAAAACAAATAACTCCAAAGCCCCTATTTTTTCGTTAACTTTAATGGAGTCAACCACGACAACTTTTCCGCCTTTTGTTTCAAATTTGAATGGCAATACTAATTCTGAAAATGCGGTTAACTTTATGCCATCTTTTGACTCTGGGTTTTTATCAATTAAATCCCCGATATCTCCTAAAGTTTTCATTTAATCTCCTATGGTAACTGGAATCCGCATGTAACATTCGCATAAGTCACACCAGTTCCAGAAGTTGTGACCGCTATTTCTATTAAGTCATCTGTCGCTACATCATCTTTAGTTGTATCAATTACGGCGGCTACAGCGGCTGTTGCAGAAGTGTATTCATTAGCGTCCACAGTTAATGATGTTGAAAGCATCTGGTTATTATCAGTAACATTTTTAACAGTGAATGTTGGCGTACCACTTGAAGATGATCCAGCGGCTCCTGTCCCTACACTGGCGGTTACAGATACCAAATTCATTCCGTTGAAAGCTGCAGGAATCCTGAAATATACTTTTTCGCTGGTCGTTAGAGCAGTAGTTCCGTTTAGAGATGAATTGATGTATCTAATTCCTGCATTAGACCCAGCCAATGCATCAGGGGTAATGGCTCTCGTGGCATCGGTTCCCGTATTAACTTCAGATGCGATAGCAAGTTCAACGATACCCTTATTGGAATCGGTAGCATCCTCTCCTGAAACAGTGATGGTTGATCCTGCACCTGCGTCTGTTAAGTCTATGCCTTCTCCAGCCGTTAAAACCCTTTCGTTCGATAAACCAGAGCTTGTGCCAAGAGTGACATATGTAGCATCAGCCGGAGCTGTGTCTGCAATCGGTGAACCTTCCCACTCGCAATATAATCTTGAGAGTATCATACTTCTCGTTGATGTGGTCGTTCCGATTAAAGCATTGTATATACCTAATGCAGTTGTTGCTCCAGGAAGAGTAGTGGTAATTGTTTGACTATTCCCGCCGTTAAGAGTAAAAGTGACGTTTGGTACGCTTGCGTCAACAACGATTTTCAATGTATATACAGTATTAATTGCGACTGATAGTCCAGAATCTGTTACGGTTTGGCTTGATCCATCGCTAGTAATATACTTCCATGTTGTGTCTCCTGCTACACTTGAGTATCTCAACGCCAATCCATGAGTTGTTCCTAATGTATCTGCGTTGGTTGGTGCTGCCGAAAGTAATCCAGCCCAAATACGGGTGGCTGTAATATCAGGACCAGTTTTGAAATGAAAAATATACGTTGGGCTGTGACCTCTTAAAAGATACATAACCGTGCTTAATACGCGCGCATAAACCTGAGATCCAGCTACTGCACCAGTTGTAATGGTTCCACCTTGAATAGTTGAATCGTTAGTTGTTGATGTCATAGAGCTATTCGAAACACTTGCAAACCCGGCTGATGATCCAGCCCCAAAGAAGTTCTCGAATGCGACTTTTCTTCTATCTGCCCTAGGAATGGCAAATGATCCTCCTGCTCCTGCACCTGATCCTCCTGTTGCAGTCGCCCAAACAGGTACTCCACTGGCGACAGTTAAAACAGTACCTTCCGCTCCGATTCCTAGTTTAGATAAAGTATTAGTCGCAGAAGCGTATAATAAATCACCAGTCGTATAAGTTGTTATATTGGTTCCGCCTTGGGCTATCGCCACAGTCGCTAAGTTAGCCGATGGCAAGAGTCCAGTTACGGCATTAGCGGAGGCTAAATTGACCGCTCCGAATGCTAAAGCAGTTCCGCTTCTCCTTAAAACTTGATGATCAGATCCAGCCGCAATAGAAGCAACGTCAGCAGTCGAATTTCCAGTTACGCCTAGTACTGACAAAGCAGAACCTTGTGCCAAGTTAGCGAATGGTAAATCTCCTGTCACTTTGGTAGTTAAATCAATTGAACCAGCCAACATGGCATTAGTAACACCGAGTGCTTTTATTTGCAAAGCATTACTAGATATCTCAATTGATGAGTTATCGACATTAACCTTAAGTTCATTGCCAGTTAATCCCAAAGCACCACTAGCTAGCAAGTCAGCTCTGAAATCATTTCCCACTAACTCTACTCCAAGCGAGCCAGTATATGAAGTAGTCTGTCCAACTTGAGAAAATGACAAAGTATTAGTATCTAGAATAGGATCGACAGTTAATTGAACAAATTGGTACCCACCGTTAACGGTTCCACTAGATACAAATGTAAATGTTCCCTCTTGGACTTCAGCAGATGCGTCATAATCAGTCGCACGGCTCCATGCACCAGCAGAAGCCACATAAATACCATTTTGTGTTCCTGTTGATTGGTTCTTAACCAAAACACGATTCCCAGCTACTACTGATACTCCGTCAATAGTTTGTTCTCCTGATAGTGTAATATTACCTGTTGTAGCAGCTACACAAGCGTCTTTTGGAATAAGACCCATAGCGATAGAATCAACGTATGCCTTTCTAACTGCTTGATTATCAGTTGTTGGGTTAGATGCTGGCAAAATAGGTATAGAACCGAATGTTTTTATTCCGTTGACCGTCTCATTCCCAGTTGTATGAACCAGTCCGCTGTCTGTCGGATGAATCCCAGAGTTTGCGATGTGAGTGTCTATTTGAGCGTGTGTATTTGTCCCTATATCTGTTAAAACAGTATGGGAATGATTCGCAAACTGAGCAACGCTTCCGCTAATTAATGCCAGGTCTGAAGTATTTGTTATGCCATGAACGCTAGTTGAAGCTGAAATATGGGAGTCTATTTGAGCGTGCGTATTAGTTCCTACATTTGATAAGTGAACCGTGTGATCTAATGCCACATTCTCCCATTGAGATGAGGTCGCATTGTAAATTAATGCATTGAGGTTGGCAATGCTCGATATGGTAACGTCGTTGAGTGCGTCTAAAGTAGTTGCCCCCCCACCGCCTCCACCAGTCCCAAGCTGAGATTCTGTTCCATTTGAGTCCATGGTGAATAATACAGTTACTCCAGCTCCATCATCCTTGGCATACAAAAAAATACCATTTGATGCTGGATTAGTAGTAGGTGTGCTAATCTCCGCAAAATACATTTTATTGGGACCAATATTCCTTTGTGACCGTTCTACTCTATTTGAACTCATATAATCTCCTTATGTGTAATAAATGAACGTGACACCGTCTCCATTTACAGTTGTATCAAGATAAATGTCGACAAGGTCGTCTATTTCCATTGAGTATGAGTCTCCTGCTTCGAGTGGTACACCTCGTCGTGTTGCTGCTGCTGCCACCACAGTTGAACCACCAACTACAATGACTCCAGTATTATCAAGTTCTGCAACAATATCTACCTTTTTACAGGAAGTAGTTGCGGCTACCAACGTTTCTCTTGACCCAGCCGTTGCCACTACCTTTCGTCCATCTGCAATACCAGTAACACCTGATACAACAGACACATTCCCAGTAATTGTTGAGTTGACCAGTAACCTAGAGGTCACTGAATCAAGTAAAATAAGTAAAGGAGTGATATTGTCTGCGTTTGACACGCCTAATAGAGTCGCTATTCTATTTGCATCACGTTTTGCATCTGCCAAATTAACTCCTATCTAAAGCAACTAATCCTTTAAGTAGAGGCATTAATTGTTTTTCTTCCGCTCTCTTCTTAGGATGATGAGCGTGGCATAATGTAATGCCATTATTAATATTATATCTAAGTTCTGGATATTGCGACCATAATTGGAAAAATCGCAAATATAAAGGAATCGCCGCCTCCTTAATGTCCTTTTGTATTGATGTTTCTGCTAAATACGAAAAATCTATTTCCTCTACTAACATTTCAAATTTCGGAGCAATTAGTTTCGTCCCCAATGCTTTTGCTATTTTTTGGAGGGATGATAACGAAGGGATGCCTTCTCCAGATTCGATCCTGGCTATTGCTGGTTGCAGCATGCCAGATAAATTCGCTAACTCTTGTTGTGTTAAGCCTTTTTTAATCCTGGCATCGATAACCATCTCGGCAAGGTCATAAGCCAAATTTATTTCATCGATTTCTGCTTGTTCTTTCATTCCTTTATTCCATGCGGGTATTCCTTTTGGTCTGGACATAGTATTCTCCTAATTAAAAAACCCATTATTTGATGGGTCTTTCAAAGCCTCTTAACTTAATTATATCACAATTTCTCGTGAGTTTTTATTGTATCAATCCTATCGTTTAACATTACCTCTCGTTTATGGATTTCATTTTCTTTCTGCTTTAACACAAAAGCCCTTGATCTGATTGTGTCCTCTTTAATTTTTAAGTCCCGATGATATTTGTTTAATTCTTCAGCTTGTTTTTCAATCTTATCAAGCAACGGTCTTATTTTAGATTCCATTTCCATAACGCTTTTAGCTGTATTTTCGATACTGACTGCACGCTGTTCCACCGATATTCTTTGTTGTTCTAAGTTTATTTCCAGCTCTTCAAGTTTAGCTTCCTTTTCATTGAATTGTGCCTCTGAATCTCCCAATGCCTTAATTTCCTCTCTTAGTTTCAATTTTTCTTCGATAAGATCTTTTTCTTTTTCGTTTAACTCCTGCTCCTTTTTTAGGTTTTCTTGGGCTAAAGCAATGTCACGATTTAACTTATCAACAATTTTCTGTTTAGAAATTATCTCAATATCAATGTTTTTAGCTTTTGACTCCAAACCGGGCAGGATATGCATCAACTCCTGTTTTCTTATTTCCAGTTTTTCCAGCTCTAATTTGGCTGCGTCAAAAGGATTTTGTTGCATTAAAACTCTCTAAGCTTTTTGGCTAATACTTCCTTAGTGTCGGTGTTTAATACTTCAATTCCCATATCTTTACATGCTTTTCTTAGCTCATTTATACTTGGAAGCTTATTTTCATCGTTTAAATTGACCACAGGTGCCTCTGTGTTCGATTTTTCTTCATCAACTGGTACATCGGTACCTTTTGCCAACACCCCAACTGCTTTGTTTGGCACTTCTCCAAGATCAATCTCCTGTTCTACGTTCATTTTGTCGACTTCATCGGAAATTTTCTCTCCGTCTGACTTTTTATCTTGTGGTAAATAGTATTCATCCACCGCCACAAGAATTTCTGATAATACTTTTGGTCTTTCCACGGGATGATTTATCAATCCGACTTTACCTTCGCTTGTTTCTTTCTTAATTAACACATGATCAGCCAGATGTTTGGCAAAATGCTCAGCTAAATAACGTGGCATTCGTCTTGTGAGTCCTGGTCGAATACGTTGTGGGTAACTATCCCACTTAACTTGAAAAAAATCCTGATGTGAGTTTCCTTCTTCGTCCACATCATTGCAGTTCAGGTCGATGTTTTTGACAATTAAAATGTCTTGGGCTGATTCGTTTGGCATTTTCAATGCTCTCCCTTCTAAATTTATATTATTTATTAATTGGTTGAAGCTTCTACGTCTGCATCGGTTGAAATTGGTCTCCACAAACAGTAGAAATCAATAACACCAGCCGTCACATCTGCTGTCCCAACAGTCAATATGATATCGTTTCCATTTAATAGGTATAGTGGCAAGTTATCAGCCGCCGCTTCTTCTTCACCGACTATGGCATAAGTGGCATTCCCTGCGTCATTGATCCAAATCTGACCAGCGTCAATTTGAGTAGCTGTTTCTGTAGGCATAAAGATTGATGTCGCACCAGAAATACCAACCTCTACCGTGGCTGTGTTTCCGGTAAGATTAGTGGTGCAAACCCCTATCACCCTTGCAAACACCAATCCTGTGACAGTAAAAATAGCGGCACCATCCAATGCACCGTTATCATCTCCCCATGCATCGGTAGTACCACCATCAAAAGTAATAGTTTTCTTTGTAATTAAACCGTCTGTCGTAATCGGTACACGGTTAGCATCACGATAAAATGATGATTGAGTTTGCATATTCAAATCCTCTTTGGCTATATTATATCACAAAAATAAATAAACAACCAAAAAGGGAGCTGGATGCCATGCTCCCTCAATGGTTATATTATCACAGATTAGCTGTTTGCGTGAACGATCAAAACACCAGCGTCAGCAGTATCCACAACAGGATTGTTCACATAGACATTTGCCACGTTAGCGTCTGGTAAATCAGTCATTCCTAACCACCAGCAGTTATCAAAAATTATTTTACCATTTACTGAAGCCGGAACGGTTAAAGCAGAAGTCATTGTGGTCACGCCACCACGAGTATTTAAGAATAGACAGTCTCGGAAAATGGTGTAAACCTCAGACGAATAAGCACCAGTAAACTTGACCATGACAGGACCCGCATTGTCGCAAACGATGCTCCAAATACAGTTATTGAATTGCGTGCGAGCAACCGCAGTATTACCTGATAACTCAACGATGGCGTTAGCCGCAGAGTTTAACACAGTGTCGACACCGAACATACAGTCGTTGAATTGGTTGTCGTCGGATTCGTCGATTACTAAACATCTTGCGGCGGTGTCATCACCAGTCGTAGCGTTGGCGATACCAGCGAAGTGAACAAAGTTAAACGTATTATATTCGCCAGTTAAACTCACCATGACATTGATGTCGTTCGGCTGATAGAACATGAAGTTCGTGAATGAGCAGTTATTGGCAGAAATAGTGAAAGACGGGGTTGTGACGGCTGAACTGAAACTGATACCTGCACGATTCCAACCTTTTCTCAAAGGACCATTACCAACAATGTGCGTACGTCGTTTTGCCCAAACAATAGGTGATGTTTCGGTTGTTCTACCAGTTGCACTTGAAGGAGCGATGACAACAACATCATCGTTGTCGGCAGACATAGCCGCATAAGCCTCTGCTAATGTCTTGTACGCGTCGTCAGCAGATTTGCCACCACCGCTGGATGATACGCCAGGATCAACATAAAAAATCTCGCCAACTGACGGCAAACCCAACATGCCAGCTAAGTCCTCGGGCATAATTTTATGTCCGTATTTTAACGCTGGAATGTAATCTCGTGCTTTTCCCATAATAGTTCCTTTCTATTCTATTAATTTACTTTTCTTCGACAGATTCTAAGTCTTCTACTTCATCATTAGATTCTTCGACCACTTCCTCTTCCTCTACTTCCTCTTCCTCTACGACTGCTTCATTAGAAGCATACTTTTTGTCGTATTCCGCAACTAATTCATAATGCGGATGTTCTGGCTCTCCACGGAGCCATTTGATGTCATACCCCTTGTAAATTTTAGGGGCAACTTTTGATTCTTCAGCCTCTACAGCTTTCTTTTTTGAAGCCATGGGTGTCCTTTCTAAAAAAGACCTCACAAAGGAGGTTATTTTTCCTTTGCTCATCCTGAATTTACTCGTCAATGAGCGTTTTATTTTTAACAATTCTAAAATAGGTATGTATATGGTTCCAACAGGTTGTCATCACCGATTAAGGTTAATCCTTTTATCAGTGATGTTTATATAATAATCATGAGGTTGGAGGTTCTCGTCTATAATCAAGACGAGACCTCCTTGTCATGTTTTTATTATTTAAGTTAGTCGATGATCAAATGTGCAAAACCCATCGTGCTATCAACGGAAACCTGCTCTCTGCCCCAACCAATATGAACTGGAGCTGCTAATGCTTCTGTAACTGCTGTAACGCTACCCGCAACATCACGAGAAGGCATAATAGCTGATTCGTCAGCTGCAGAATTGGTTTGGTTATCGAAAAGGACCGGGCAATCACCACCAGACTGAATCCAACCGTAATAAGCAATCGTCATAGCATATAATGCTACTCCAACAGGGGCACCTGTCGGCGTAGTCGGGAAAGCAATCACTCCATCATAAGAATTCTTGCGAACTGACACTTGAGATGATGTAGTAAGTGCAATTTTAACTGGTCGGTCAACATAGAATTTGCATGTTCCATTTGTGCTTGTTTGCACGTCGTGTCTTATGATTTTGAATGCTTGACCAATTCCAGTTGAAGATTCAACTACTAAGTCACCACCTTCGAATTGGTTATCAGTAACCGCTGTTCCGCCAAGCGTAACAGAAATCATCGTGTCACCGATGGCAACAGCAGCAGCTACAACCATTGAACGATAATTGGTATCCTCGGCAGCTTCTTGGAGTAGATTACCAGTAGTTAAAGCCACTCCACCATTTTGGACGTATCGAAATTTTCGACCCCACGGATCGATATAAAGCTCACCGAGTTTATGGTTCGGAGTGGAAGATTCGTCGTATAAACCTTGAATTAAATCCATTGTTGTTCCTTTCTAAAGTTTATTATTTGATATTTATACACCAGTTACACCAGTCAAACGACCGTGGCGGCGAGGTTGCCAAGAAGTCAGGTTGCCCATCAAGATAAGATCGGCAATGGTACCGAACTGATTGGTCGGGGTTTGGAAACCGCTCCAGTTAAAGCCGCTGAATTGGCTCATTGGAGATTCGGCGTAGACACCTTCAACCGTACCTTGACCGAGTGAAATTTTCTTGTAACCAGTTGAAGCAGGTGCGTCCCAACCGTAGAAATCCATCCAGTTCTCATTAAGCATGAAGACATTTTGGGCAGTCGCTTTTTCGTCACGAACCCATGGCACGCCTTTGTAGCTAAGAGCCACAAAACCTTGTGTGCCATGAAGACCTTCTTTGCTTCGTGTAGCACCACCATTAATACCGACTTGATAGTAACCCATCATGGAGTAGTTCTCACGAACGATCGGAGTTAACAAACTCTCATAAAGGTCCCAAACGGTCTCATTAGAAATGATTAAGGTTGGGGTGGTTTGACCAGCACCGGATGAAATGGCTGAGTAAAGGGTCGCTAACTTATTAAGAGTTAAAGTACCGCCAGAAGCAGTTCTGGTAGCATTCAACACGCTATAGGTTGATCGGGACAGACCACCAATGGTTGACACATCAGTACCATCGTCGACAATAGCACCAATACCGATAAGGTCTTTGTTCCCATTACCTGTGCCGGTGCCATAAAGCATCGTGCCAATGTAGTCAATTAATTCCATCTGTGACTCTTCAAGAGCCTCTTTTACCAAATCAGTAACTTGTGTTTCGCTAACTGCGTTGGCAGTAGCTTCCATACCACTGATAGCCACAGGCTGACGGACAGCTCGCATATCAAAAGACATGCGGACTTTGGTGTCCAATTGAGCAGCACTGAAAGTATCCAACCCAGCGAACGAAGTCGCCGTTCCAGAGTTTTGATACTTGATGGCTTTCTTAATCGATTCGCCTTTTCCTTGTTTGGCGTTACCGATCAAACGCAACGCTAAAATGTTGCTATTCAAGACATTGTCTACCACTTTCGGTAATAGATAGTCCTGAGTAAGAGCTAAGACTCTTTCTGAAAAAGTCATAGTGATCCTTTCTATTTATTATTTTTCTTATACTAAAACAGCCCACAAGGGGTGGACTGCTTTTAAGCATTCTATCTATATTTTATTCTGTTTGTTTTGATTTTGTCAAGGGGTCGAACCTGTTATTCTGATATTTTTCTGACCATAGTATCCATGCTCATGTTGTGAATTTCCGCATAAGTAGGACCTCCGCCTGTGCCTCCACTGCGGCTAGATGAACTACCTACTGGCACATTTGTGCCTTCTGGCTGTGGTTTTTTAGCTGCTTCAATAAATCCAGTTTTGTAATTAAACCGCATGTTGTTGTCGTGCATGGTCTTAAGTGTCGTTGCCATCTTTTTCAAGTCTAGATTATCATTAAATGCCGCCCAACCAAACAACTCTCGTCTGGCGACCTTGCCTGGGTCCTCAGGGTCTTCCTGATTACCTATCGCTGGTAACATACCCGCTTTGATTAACTCGTCTACTTCCTTATCAATCTCGTCGTCTATTTTCTTTCGTTGCTCCTCAACCTGCTTGATTTTTTCCTGACGCTCTTGTTCTTTTTCCTCTAAAACCTGCTCAGTGATCTCTCTCGCTTTTTCTGGCACATCATCCCATGACTTAGGCTTCCATCCTTCATCTTTATTTTCTTCCTCTACTGGAGTCTTTTCCTCTTTTGGTTGATTGATTTTTTCTTCCAAAGAGTCCAAACGACCAACCACCTGGCTGATGTTCTCGCTAATACTAGCCATGTTCTCGCTCAATGATTTGAGCGGGTCTTCTTTAGTCTCTTCCTCTTTTTTCTCCTCTTCCTTCTTATCGAGTTCTTGTTCGCCTTCTAAGGCGGCATTGTCTAATTCGGTTGCCATTTTTAATGGTCTCCTTTCTTTTGTAAATTATTAATTAATCTTCAATTTTTTCTTTAAGTCGTGACATTTTTTCTGACTTAGCAATATCTTCCTCGTCATACTCAGCCATTTCATCTTTCATTGGTTCCATGTCTATGATATGAAAACGAGCTGACATCATCGGTTTTTTGCTCATTTTTTTCTTCATGTCAGCACTTTCCATAATCATGCCGCCTTCCATGTCAACATTTGATCCCACCATTTTAGCTTTAATAAGCATGTCGTATGTCTCCCCCACTTTCCAATCACGAATAGCCGGGAGTTGTTTTTCATCCACATAAACTGATGGAGGCATCTTTTCAATTTTTGCTACTTTGTCTTTCATTCCGACACCCTCTCTCGAATCCTTGCCTTTTTCATAGCAATGGCAATTGCCTGTTTATTTGCTTTTTCTTTGCCGTATTTAGCTTTTGTCTTGGCGTATGTTTTACCTGAATGAAGCTCGCTAATGTTTTTTCCTATGTTTTTCTTTCCCGATAGAAGTGGCATATTAAACCTCTTTAGTTTATTATATCACAAATTAATGCGTTCTTTTAATCGGTCAAGTCTTGCTTGGTAATCTCCAACTGATACACTACCGCTAAATTTTCCGGTTGTATCTTTAGTCCATTGCCTTAATATACCACTTTGATTGATATAATTTTCAATAATATTATCGAATCCTTGTGTTGCGTTAGTATGATTTATTAGTCCATATTTAATAGCTATATTCTCTGCCTTCTTAATAATATTAGGATCAGATATGCTTCCTCTTTGGTCAAGATATTTTAATAAAACTTTATTTTCTTCATTAGATGGTTGTTGAATCTTAATCGGTACTTGATTAACTTCTTCGTTTATGAATGCTTGTAATCGGTGTTTACCATCTTCTACTCCTAGTTCCCCTTCTTGACCAATTCTAACCTCTATTGGTTTAACTTGTTTTCCTTCTCTAATCTTTTTCTGGATATTGGAGATTTGTTTCAAATCTTCTATTGCTGTTTCTTTATTAATAGCTGGCTCATACATTATTAATTTTTTAGCGTCTATAAAGTTTGTTAACTTTTTACTCATAGATGATAATACTTCTGGTGTAGCCTTTTGAGCCAGTTTCTCAACACCTTCCATTCCAACCTTCTGTAATGCTTTTTTACCAGGACCTCCCGCTGGGACTAAATCAAATCCAGCTCCAGCCGTTGTTAAAGCCAAAGCTAAAGGCAAGGACGCTTTGCTAGCCCCTAGGTTCTCCAGGTATTTTTTATTGTATGCGACCCTGTCTTGAAGCGTGTCAATTGGTTGATCACCAAACAGGAACTTCTCCACCTTAGGTGCCACCCCAGTGCCAGGCTGGAATGACTTGCCACCGCTTAAAGTTAAAGCCACCTGACCTGCTGTGCGAGGTGTCGCCCTCAAAGTATCAACAATAAAACGACCAATCGTGTCATAAAACGATTTGGCTTGAGGATTGTCTTGCAATTTTGTCGATGGCTTTGGAGTCATTTGCATAGCTCCAAACTTCCTGCCGGGTTCTTTAGTCAAGACATTTTGCTGGAACCATTTTTTTATTTCTTCTTCGTTCATTATCACCCCTGTTGCATAGTCATACTATTACCAGAAGGTGGCGCAGTATTCAAGTTTGAGTCAACCATAGACCTAAGTTTACCAATATAGCCAACAAAATTATTTTGCTGTTGCGGATCTAAATTATCAAAGTCCGGGCTTTGACCGAACTGCATTAATGTGTTTACATAGTCTTCGCTAGGAATATCCGTCGGTTGCACATCCTCGCCACCTAAAACACGTTGTAGGTCGGTTTGAGCCTGATTTGCGTCCATTCCCTGAGGTGAACCTGTTGCAGGAACCCCTGTATCCCCCTGTGGTGCGTTTGGTTTAGCTGACTCGAACTCTATACCAGCTTCTGCCATGTATCTGGCGTATCCGTCGGTTTCTCCCATCAAGAATGACAATAATCGCCTTGTTCTTTCCTTTGGATTTGGCATATCCATATCCTCAAACAAAGTAAGTGGGTCAATCGCCTGTTTAGATGCCAAATCGATCGCTTGAACTCGACGTGTTTGTTTATCCACGCTATTGGCTTTTACACCAATTCCAATGTTTTCATCAATCTCTTCTCCAGATAGCGTCAGAAATACCATCTCTCCGTCTTTGCCCATTTTCCTAATATAGTGCTGCTCCGTATAAAACAATTTCATAAGTTGTGTCGCCCAGTTTGCCATCTCGTAAATGACACGCTCAACCACAATGTTCACAATATCATCCGAAACAGTAAGGTCTCCCTCGCGAGTAATCTGCTTTGAAATGCCTGACTCTCCTTGTGACTCACCACGTGTCGTTCCATGAGTCGCAAATTTGGAGTCAACCTGTGCTCTGTTGCCAATTAAATCATTATACAAAATAGGATCGGGCGGATTAGACCTTAACTCAACTACTGCTTTTCTCACATCGTCTAACTGATTGTCGCCATCAAAGTAAATATGTTCACTTGGGTCGTTGGATACCCTTTTGGCTTGTTCTTTAGTAATATAATTGCCATTAAATGCTTTCTTTGGAATGGCATTGTCGGCAATTTCTGTGATTTGTCTACCACGCTTATTGATGTTTCTTTGAAGCGGAATAGCCTGTTCTACTGGTGTCGTATCGTCTATTGGATTTTTACCAAGATTTTGGTGGCTAAAGAAAATGTAAGGTTTTCGTGGTTTTTCAAAGAAATTGTTGTAAGCTTTCTCAACCACTGGCATACCATACTCATTAAACGAATTCGCTTGGTCTTCGCCTTTCCAATCATAAAAAGGATTTTTTGATTTACCAAGAATGATGTCCTCATACTTCCAGCAAACACCCTCAATTTGATTTCCTCCCTTGTCGTAATAAGTAAACCAAATCTCCAAGTATCTTGCCTTTGTCGCCATTTGTCTATCGGTGCCAGCCTTAAATCCAAATTTCTTCATTAAATCATCACGTTTTCCGGGAAACTTATCGATAATCACTCCAACTGGTTCTTCCAACCACTCATAAATGATTTCCATATTGTCTGCAGTAAATCCATCGTGGGGTATCTTAGCGGTGTAGTCCATTCCGATCGCCAATGGATTGCAGAGCTCATAAACAAAGTCCCCATTATCTCCAATGTTTTTGTCCCATCGAAACTTAACCGCAGCTGTGAAATAAATATGCTGGTGCCTTAGCCCGTCTTTGATTAACCTTTGAGTCATATCGTTATTGATACGAATATCCAATGTTTTCTCTAAGTTTTTGGCTTTATCAAAAGCAAGATCACTATCATCTGAAGGTGTCGCAATAATGTCTGGCAAACGCCCAGCCGCAATACTGATACGGGTCTCCAAGTCTTGCCAAATTAAGTTGTCCTTATACCCAATCTGCCACGGCTCTAGCTCTGATTCGTTATAGTGCTTCCCTAACCAAAAGTTCTCGTTTACCTTTCGTCTATCTGCCAGCTTGAGTTCGTCTTTGAAATACTTCTCACATGCGTCAATTTTTTTACTAACAAGATTAAGTATCTCTTTGTCGTCTATTTTTAGATCAAGGGGGGACTCTGGTAATATAATCCCTTCGTCTTTTAAGTCTCCTGTTTGATTTAGTGCTTGTGATTGGTCAATAATTGTATCGTTCATTTACACCACCCAAAATTTAGATTTACACTTTGTATTTATGTATTCGCCATTGACATAAAGCTGAATTTTACCATGACACTGAATAACCTTTGGATTGTTTACTCCGCCATTATACCCCGGCACGATCATTTTAATTGTCGAGTAGTATTCAAACACAACCTTCCCACAGACAGGACAATGAAACTGCTTCAATATTTTCTCATCCTCTTTGCTGTCGTCTAATATGATTGTTATGTGTGGCTGTTTACCATTTATTGCCATGGGTGTATGCATACTCTTATTATATCACTTTTCATTTGAACTCTACATTGCCGCCTTTTTTACTGACCAAATCCTCCTTTATTTTTTCCCAAAAGTCTTGTCCCATATAGTCGCCTTGCTTTGTCGTAATAATTGGTCTGGTTACAATGCGTGCAGACCTGGCTTTAACAGGACCAGAATCAAGTTTGAATTTTTCCGTCAAGGTCATAAGTCCCAAACTTAATGCGTCATAGGCGTGATCTTCCCCATCGGTGTCCACATCCTCCACATTTGTATCGTCATATACCAGTTCTGGCAATGTCCTGATAAGATTCAAACATTTAGGATGAACCTGCACATAAGGAAAACCATCGGACGATTCACTTAAAAACTGGTGAGTTATAGCCGCCCTATTAATTCTTGCATTCTTGGCTAAGGTGTTCCCCATAATGATTCTCGTTTTTAATTTTTGTGCGAAAGTGCTGGCAATCGTTCTAGATCCCTTTGCTTCACTAAAACAGTCATGTGGCAAAACCATAAACTTTGTATCTTCCAGTTTGGTGAATATTGATATTTCTTCCGCCCACTTTTCTGGTGTCTTTTGATTTTGATAAAGTTCCCTGTAAACAAAAGCGTGATGGACACCATACTTATTCTCGGGTGACAATGCAATCCATGTTGCACACCCTGGATCACGATATCCCCAGTCAAAGCTGATAATCTTAATGCAATTATTTAGATCAATGCCAAATCTATCTGTGACATGAATATCATATCTAAATTCTGTAAATACCTGACCAATGAATACTTCCCAACTGCCCAATCTCCATGCCTTCCACAATTGCTCGTCTGTCTTTTTTAACCCATCAAGCATTTTTATGTAGCCAGGGTCGTTTGAAATCAAATGTGGATTGTCGTCAATTTTAGCTGGAATAAATATTCTGCTTCTCCCTGTATCTGGGTCGATAAAAACATTCCCTGGCTCTGCTACATCCACAAATCTTCTTTTTACCCATCCGTGACCAACGCCTCCAGGGTTAGTGGTTAAAAATATTTGAGGCACTAATTCCTTGATTGTTGAACGACATGAAGCGATAAGCTGAAGATACATTTTTTCGCTTGGTATTTGAGTCAGCTCCTCAATCAAAATACGGTGATACTCGTGACCTTGGTATTTCCCGTAAGCGTTCTCATCTTTTAAGTGACCTGTTTTAATTGTAGCACCCGATGGAAACTTGATAATGGGAGGTCTGTAAGCAATTTGAGCCCCTATTACTGAGTACATGCGTCTTGCCCTGTCGATCCAGTCAGATAAGTCGTCAGCATTTCTACGAATAACTAAAGCCCGATAACGAGGATTTCCAACAAGTTCTGTAAGCCAAACTAAACCTGCATCAGTTTTACCACCTCCCCTGGCTCCACCATAAAGTATTTCGAACTCATTTCGTGTTAAGGCTTCTTCTTGAGGTCCAGGATGAGGTCGCCACTCTTCCACATTAGTCCTTCCTTTTCTCTGGTCGATAAATAATCACTCCCTCTACTTTACCTTCAACTTCCAACTCTTGACGCTCTTGGTACCTCTTGTCTTTAATAGCCGCCAAGTGAGCCCAACCACGCCAATCCCTGCGATCATTTGACAGTTCTTTTATTTTTCTTCTTGCTTCGTCTAATGACCTTGCATTTGCAATGTCCACGGCGGCGGAAAAAGCGGATTTCTTCTGTTTCCACTCTTTGAATGTCGAGTAATCTATTCGTGCTAGAGAGCAAGCGGTGTCATAAAAGTGACCATTTTGAATATGACCTAACAAAACTATGACTGGTTCTCTTTTTGCGGTGTATCCATCCAGCTTCTTAACGTCATTGTCTAGATATGCTTGGACTGCTTCAGTATTATATTTGATATTCCCTCCTTATTTGTAACCTAATTTCCTTCATTCATCACCTCCGCTTTTTCGCCAGTGAATCGTTCCCATCTCTTAACTATAATGTCACAATATGATTCGTCTAATTCCATGGTGTAGCAAACTCTTCCCAACTGTTCAGCCGCTATCAATGTTGATCCAGATCCTCCAAACGGATCAATAATTATATCTCCCACTTCAGTCATAATCCTCATCGCTTTTTCAGGTAGTTTTAGAGGATAACATGCTTTTATGTCTTTTAATTGAGTCTTATCAGTGGTTATTCTCCAATAGTTCGTGAGCGCTTTTTGTGTTTTTTTATTAAAGTAAGCACGACTCTCAGTAGTCCCGCAATAAAACAAATCTAATTCTTGCGAAATGTTATCATCGTTTGTTACTACTAAAATATCTTCATAACTTCTTGTTAGCATATCTTTACTTGTCACTGGCATACCATGACCCTTATCCCAAACTATTAACTCCAAGAATTTGGTTCCTAACTGTCTAACTAGTAAATAAAATATGTCAATAAATTCGGACCTGGCATTTTTATTGTAGCTTAAGTTCCAAAATATGTATCCTTTTAGGTATTTAATGTATTCTCCTATAACCTTAATATTAAATTCTATAAATTCTTCACTCTGTAGGTTATCTTGATAATTCTTGTATAGACCACCAGCCATATTATATGGCGGTGAAGTAAATATCATCTTTGCTGTTACTCCATCTAGTAATTTATGTATATCATCAGATTTAGTTGAATCACCGCACATGAGCCTGTGGTTTCCCAACTTGTAGATATCTCCTGTTTTTGAAATGGGGTTGGTTATCTTCGAAATTTCTTCCTCAGTGTTGAATTCATCCTCTGATACAATATCAAACAGCTTTTCCACCTCTGATGGTTGAAAGCCCCATGATGTCAGTTCCTCAAACTCAAAATTTGCTGAAAGCATATCCAGATCCCAATCAGCGGTATTTTTGTTTGACCTGATATTATACTCCCGAAACTCATCGTCTGTTAGCTTCCTGTTTGGAATCCTGACATCTATTTCTTCATCCTCACGATTTAGCATCATCATAATCTTTAGTCTTTGGTGACCTGCGATAATCTTATTATCTACATCAATGGCTGGTATCTCTACCAAATCAAATTTGTTTAGTGATTCCTTTAAGCTTTCCACCTGCTCGTTGGTCATCTGTCTGGGGTTGAATTCATAAGGAATCAAGTCTTTTATTTTACGTTTAACAGTAGTCCATTTTAACCTATCCATCTTTATGCATCTCCTTCATAACATAGTTCATTCTGACTTTAGTTCCACCCGCTTATAATTCTATCATTTGCAATGCTTTGGTCATGTCCTCAATCTTTTTGGCATCTGTGCTGTTTTTTAATTGATCTTCAATAATGATGCTATCAACAGCGAATGAATGAATTTGATTCTCCAAGTCGTCATAGTGTTTTGCTAAAAAATCCAGATACTTCATGTTAGCCTTTCTTTTTTGGCTTAAATCCTGCTTTTTTTATTTCTTTTGGCGAAAAATAATCTCCTAATTTTTCTGGGTAATTCCTAGCAAAATCAGGGTTTAATACTGGCTTTTTGCTTGCTTTGTCGTAAATGTGCGGTGGAATGGTATCAACTGCATGCTTATCCATATCGCTTTTAATACTAAATCTATTTCTTGTTAAAACTCCGTCTACCCTGGGACCGCCTGCCTCAGAGAATCCACCACAGTGGCTGCAATACTCTGTTCCGTCGCTAAGGATTTTGATTCGGCTTGATTGCTTCCCACAATTACCACATATCATTTGACTAGCTCCTTAAATCGTCTTATTTCTGGGTCATCCTCTGCTAATCTCTCTATGTGTGTTAGTGGTTTGATAGGACCAGAATCAGGTGTTTTTTTGGGTTTCTTCACCATAGTTGCTTTCTGAAATGTGTATTCCTGATTGCTTGATTCTCTAATTCCCGCCCTTAATCCATACCTATATCCGAACGCTAATGATACAAACGCCACGATAACCCCTGCCAGAAAACTAAGTGCGAAAGTTATCATTCAGTCTCCTATCCGACAAATCCATCGCTTTCTTTCTTTTCTTTGACCTCGCTTATTAAAGTATTGGTTGTAAATACCATAATTGCTGTGCTGGCGGCATTTCTAAGTGCTGATTTGGTTACTTTTACTGGGTCAATGATACCTGCCTCAACCATATTTTTGAGCATACCATCCATCACATCTACACCGATGTTCGATTTATCATCGTATTCCCAAGCCGTGATAAGTTTTTCTCTCATCTGACCATCATTGAATCCTGAGTTATCCATCAACACCTCGAAAGGATATCCACAGGCAGATAAAACCATTTTGTATCCCAAAGCCACATCACTAATCAGATCGATATTTTTTTCATTGAGGTTATAAGCCGCTCTTAATAGAGCCGTCTCACCACCAGGTACTACTCCATCTGAAATGGCTGCTTTGGTGGCATTTATTGCGTCGATGCATCGTTCTTTTTTTTCTTTCATTTCCATCTCTGAATTTGCTCCGACATTGATGACTGCAATACCACTGGTTAATTTAGCCAAACGCTCTTCCAGTTTCTCTCTTTCAAACTCGTTTTCGCAACTTCTTAATTGGTTTTTTAACTCTTTGATCCTTGAATCTATCCTTTTTTTGTCTCCTCCACCGTCAACAATTGTAGTGCCGTCTTTAGTCACAATGATTCTTTTAGCTTTACCGAAGTCTTCAAGGGTCATTTTATCTATACTCAATCCCTTTGCTTCGCTAATGAATGTCCCACCAGTGACCGCTACTATATCCTCTAATATCTCTTTTTGTTTGTCTCCAAAATTTGGTGCCTGAACTGCACAAACATTAAACACACCCTTGACCTTATTCACTACAAAACTGGCTAATGGGTTACCTGATAGCTCTCCCACAATAAGGAATATTGATTTTGGCACCGCCCCATTATTTAATGCTGTGATATTTTGCATAAAAGACGCAAATTGAGGTACAGTCGTGATCTTAGTATCTGTAACCACTATCATAGGCTCTTCCAATGCCGACTCTCCAAGCTCGGGATTAGTAATAAAATAAGGGCTAATAAACCCCTTGTCGAAGTTCATGCCCTCTTTATAGTCGATGGTGATATCTGTCTCTCCACTTTCTTCCACGACAATGATGCTCTCTTTGCCTAATTTTTCGATTGCGTTAGAAATAAGAGTGCCAATCTTTTCATCCTGGGCACTGATAACAGCAACGCTTTTTATTTTATCTTGAGTATCGACTGGCTGTGCAAATGAATCCAACATGTCTACTAAATCATCCACTGCAATCTCTATCCCTTTTCTTAAGAGCATGGCATTGGCACCAGCTGCGATGTTTTTAAGTGCCATAGCCACTATACCTGCTGTCAATAATGTAGCCGTTGTAGTCCCGTCTCCTGCCATATCGTTGGTTTTTTGAGCCGCTTCTTTGATGAGTTGAGCTCCCATATTCTCAAACTGGTCTTCTAAATCAATCTCTTTGGCAACACTTACACCATCATGTAATACTAAAGGCGAACCCCACGCCCGATCAATGGCGACGTTGTTCGCTTTAGGTCCCAGAGTGCTACCAACTGCATCTGATACTTTCTTAATACCATCCATTAACTTAGATTTGGCTTCCTGCCCGAATAAGATTTTTTTGGACATTTTGAATGTTCTCCTTAATCTTTTTCTCATTCCATGGAGTCATGATCCATGCTTTTTTTAATATTTTGTGTAGTTTCTTGTCGCCTTTTGACATCTCTCGCAATTTTCGTGATACTTTCCCGTTCATATTCCCCCTTATTCTTCGTTTACATATGCGATGATATCTTTGACATCAATGATTTTAAGGTCTTCGTCCTCACCAGGTATACTGAAATCTGCGTATTTTTTGTAAATGATAATTGCTCTTGCCAATTCACCCACCGCTTGTTCTGCTTCTTCTGACTTAAGAATACGCAAACTATCTTCCAAAGACCGGCAATCTACCGAATCAATCCGCCTGACACAAATAAGTTCAGCCTTAACACCATTTTCTTTTTTTTCATCCCCGGCGATAAATACTTCACCTATTTTGTTTTTTTTAATATCTCTAACTAAAGCATAACCATAATCTGGCTGTATCATATTCCTCCTTATTCGTTTGAAACATTCTCTACCATGATCAAAAGAATCTGTCCCCAAACACCATCTCTCCATCCCTTGATATTTTTTTCGACTGCCGCTTTGACGATCTCATAATCAGAGTCTTCAAATGTAACTGCGTCCTTAGATGCATTTAAGTGAGGGATTATTTTAGTTTGTTTGCGGATTGCGTCCGCTGGTTTTTCGCTTTGAGTGATAAAGAGAGCTTCCAACACTTCATCCTTGATTGTTGGGTCTCCTTCGTACTTCTCCCCTTTTTGATTTAATAGGACAGTTTGTAGTCCTCTAATGGTCTTTGCCATGTTGACTTCCTTTCTACTTAATTTACTTTATTATATCACTTTTTTGGCTGTCTGCTATCATTGTGGTGATTTTTTTTGACTCAGCGATAATTCCCTGTTTAATGTATGGTCTGATTATAGGGCTCATCTCTGACCGATAAAACTCTGCAATTTGCTTCAAAGCTTTATGATCGCTTTCTGGTATCCTGACAAATAATGCTACCATTGGTTCTTTTTTCATATGTTCTTTCTATCCTTCCTTATTACTTATCTTTTGTTAATTCAGCTAAATACTTATTGCAGGCGTCTCTTATCGGTTCAACCTCGTCTTCTTCTATCGCCCACATCATTTCTCGTTCGTCAATTATCATCCAAAGACCATTTTTAAGGTCATCATCTATTATCCATTTTATTTCTGCTTTCACTTCTCCTCCAGTTCTAAGTTAGTTATTTTTTGGGTTCTTCATAAATAATACAATGTTTAATTACCCAACTATTTTCAGTAATATTAAATTTTTCTTCCGTGATTTTTACTTGATAACCATCTAAAAGTAAAATATTCGCTACTCGCTCTGCATTCTCACGATTATTAAATTTTAATTTCATTGTTCCTCCAGTTCTAAGTTATGGTTTGATTCAATCAACTACCTGTTGGGATTTTCTGCCATATCTTTTGACCTTATTCCTTTTAAGACTCTCGCTGTTAGCAAGATACGCACAATGGCTATTTATATCTCAAGACTTAGGCAAGGTGTTGTTACACACTCTATCCAAGATTTTGTTTATTTGTTCTTGGATTCATCGCTTAATTGTTAGTCTAATTGTTGTTCGCGTAATTTATATTCCCTAATTTTTTCAATGGATTTATCTAAAATCTGTCTTATTCTTTCTCTCGTCACGCCAAACTCTTTACCTATTTCTTCAAAAGTGTAAAAATAATCTTCCAAACCAAAATACATCTTAATAATCTTTTGTTCTCGCGGAGATAAATATGATAGAACCTCAATCAATAAATTTTTGTCTATTTTATAATTTCTCATCCGAAAAATTATCTTATTTTCATATCTCATATTTCTACCCCATATTTTTCTTTCATAATTCATCCGCCTTATTTTTAAATTCATTTGACTTGTTAATCAACTCTTGTGCTTTGTCTTAGTTCCTGCTTTTTTTGCAAGATTTTCATCTTCACCTAATTCAGGTTTGCTACATAAGATTTCATAATCATCATTTAACTCAACCTTTTCAATTTCCTCTGATTTTTCTTTCGTGTGGTAGAAATAACCGCCTATGAGCTTGATTCTGCCATAGACCCGCGCATCGCCAGAGACCCACGCATCGCCAGAGACCCGCGCATCGCCAGAGACCCGCGCATTATCAGAGACCCGCGCATCGCCAGAGACCCGCGCATTATCAGAGACCCAC